GTCGGCAATTACATCCTCGATAAAAGATTTAAGATCATCTTCGGTCATGTCTTCTAGGTCGATTTCTTCATCTCCCATTTCGCCAGCTTCCATTTCGCCTTCTTCTCCGGCTTCCATTTCTTCTTCTTCAGCTTCGTACATTTCGTCTTTGTCTTCACCTTCTTCAAGTTCCGCAAGGATTTCGTTTAGATCGAATTCTTCTTCGATTTCATCCTTCACCTCATTTACTTCAAATTCTTCCATCATGTCTTTCTCTTTCTTAGCTTTCATGGCTTCTTCAACGTCTTCGTCTTTGTCCATTTCTTCTAATTTAGCGGCCAACATAGACTTTAAATGTGGAGTAAATGCCTCTTCTAAAGCAGCTTTTGCGTTTGCAATAGCAGTTTCTTTAACAGCTTTTGCATCAGCGATTGCTTCTTTAAGCAAGTCTCTGTTTGTCATTTGTCCTAAAATTTTGTTTAGTGAAATACGTTTATTAGATAGTAACGTAATAGTATAAATTAAAAATATGGTGCTATATAGCGGGGATAGCACATTTACGATTATACGTATATTGGGATTTTTTAAAACGCGAAAAGCCCTCCAGAGAGGGCTTCGGTCTTAGGAGACTATCCTAAGAGGGGCACATCCTTCGGTAGCGTCCGTTGGGGAGTATTATATAAAATCAAACTATTCCAGATTGCAATCTGGAATATTTTTTAATTAATAGGGCAACTGCCTTTAGAGCAGAGTATTTCGTGTATAATGCTATTTACTTTATTGTAGTTTGTAGTAGGATATTCTTTACCTTCTCGCAATACTGACATATATGAGCCTGGATTGGATGGAGTAGAAACAAAATCCCAACATAGTAGTTCGAAATCATCTTGTACTTCCATTACGTTACCTCTTTGCTCTAATGAACCCATTCCTCGGGAAGATACACCTACAGTAACGTTGTTGCGGATTAATGCTTCTAAAATTTGACCAGATGGGGTACCAAGAATTTCAATTTTACCCATTACATTATCTCCATCCCACCAGTAATCGGATATGATGTGAGATACGTTTTTTAGGTTAATAACCTGAGATTCAGGGTGATCTAATTCACCCATAGCACGTCTTTGCTTAATTTGCTCGGAATATTTTTGCATTTCGCGATCCCATAAATCACGAGCGTAGTATCTACCGTTACCATTTTTAACCTCAGCTGTAGCTAGTATACCTTCTACTATTAGAGGTTTCTTTACCCCACCAACATTTTCAGTTAGTGGGGATGCAGAAATTTTAATAGGGTGGGTTTCAATAAGTAATTGCTTATTCATTGTCAATTGCAGATTCGTCTACCATTTCTTTGGTATAAGTTTTGCCAGTCATTTTTTCGTACATTTTCTCCATCTTAGCTTTAGCTTTTTCTAAGACTTTGATTTCTTTTTGCATGACTTTCATTTTGCCTTTATCTACTAGTTCAGCTAGGTTAGCATCTTCTTCGATCATGCTTAAACGTTCCATTTTAGTGGAAATCATTTCACTGATTTTGTCCAACTTAGCTTCCATAGCAACGATGCCAGCTTGAGTATCGATTTCAGCTAGTTCAGCATCTAAAGATTCTTTTTTAACTGCTTTCTTTTCAGCTTTTGGTTCAGCTTCTTCAACTTTTTCAATTTCAGCTTCTTCCATTCCAACTACTTCCATGTTTTCGTTAATAGAGCTGATTTTAGTTTCTAAATCACCAATTGAGTTTTCTAGATCATCTAGTTGTTCTTGATACCAATCACCTGATACTGCAAATTCTAGATCTGTTTCTTTTTCCATAGCAGAAATTAAATCAAAATATGCTTTTTTAAGCATGTTTAACTTCTGTGTTAATGTTTGCTTCTTATTAATTACTTTTTGATCAGGAGCAACACCAGATTTTTTCTGCATTTGAAGCATTCTAAGTTGAGCCATTTTATCTTCAAAGTCAGAAGCTTCATCCAAACTTCCTTTACCCATAGTAACTTTACTATCGTTTGGTCCTACAAGCTTATATACACCAGGTCTTACTTGCTTAAACATAAGTTCGCCCATAAGTACTCTTAATAGATCAGCTTCATTTTTTACTTCAGTTGAAGACATTGGACCTACTTGTATGTTAATTTTATCTACTGCTTGAAGTACTTTCTTTAAAGTTTCAACACCTACAGATGTAAGTTTAGTGTAATCTTTGCCTTCTTCTTCTTTTACTAAAGATTCTTTAACCATTTTCTTTAACTTATCAGAATAGCCAGATGAAGCATACTTTCCAGCTACTTCTTCTACTTCTGTTTGTTGATATCCTAATCCTTTAACACCAAACGCAGCATTTTTCATATAGTACTGTCCGTCTTTAGCTAAGTTTTTGGCTACAATTTTACGTAATTCGTCTAATGTTTTGTCTGGGTTTTCTCTGCCTTCAAAATATAGACCATTCAATACTTCTTGACCAATTTGATTGTCAAGGTTAGTTTTGTCTTTATAGTCGTAGTTGTGGGATTCAATTTCTTCTACTTCTTTGGTTGTTTTTTTCTCTACTGCTTTAGCTTCTTCTGCTTCTGTTAATCTACCATACTTACTATGAATTTTATCCCAATCATCATTACTAACTGCTATTTTAGCAGTAGTATCATCTTCATAGGTAACAGTATATGATTTATCACCATTTTGTTTGGCGCTTACAATTTTTTTCTTTTTAGCTTCTTCAGCTAAAAATTGAGCAAATTTATCTTCCCATGCTGTTTTTGGTGTAGCTTCAATTGCATTGATTGGCTTTAGATCAACATAATTTTCGGAAATTACTCCACGTGTTTTCAACATTTTAGATGCTTCTTCAAATCCCATTGGATTAGTTAGCATATCAGGGAATTGCTTTTTAGCCTCAGTAAGGAATACACCTTTGTGACCTTTTCCCTCTTTAATCAAATTGTATTGTTCTTGTAGAGTCATTATTCTTCTCCTTTTAGTAAAATTTCTATATCGTTTATGTAATCGTTAATTAAATCCGTTCCTTTTACTACTGTATAACTGGTTGGGTTTTCTCTATAGTATGCTATAGTTTCAATTTTACCTTGACGCAATAGTTTTTTTATGTCTTCAAGTCTAGCTTCTAAAGAATCAAATGCCATGATGCGTTGATCATGGAATTTTTTTGGAGTTTCATCCTCCTGTTCTTTAATTCTATACTTATACATATTAAAATAAGTTTTTAACTTCTAAACCAGAGCCTTTCTGCACGTAGTTTCCTTTTTTATCTTTTGGAACTAGTTTGTATTGGAATTTCTTAACGTAGTAGTTATCTTTAACACCTTCGGGTCCTGCTTTTGGACCGGGTCCTAAAGTAGCACCAATATTTTCTTCAACAGGTGTATATCCTAGTTTTTCTAGTTCTTTTGGTGCTTTAACTTTTTTAGCAAACGCGTATTTAGTTAAGTAGCCACCTGCTCCACCAGAGGTGGACATTTCTTTTAACTTGTCGGATAATTTATATTTGTACCCCATTTGCTTTTCTAATTTCTTGAACTAGTTCATAGTATTGCATTAAATCCACTAAGTGGTCATCGTTAACTTTAGCAGTTTTGTCAAGCTCAACTAAGTGTTTAGCTATTTCTTCAACCTTAACTTTAGTAGCTGGGTCTTGGATTGTTTTAATGCTCTTACTTAGGTATTCTTTTAGTTCAGCAATTTTAGTGTTGTAGAATTCTCTTAAATGTGGGGCAGAGTCTACAGAGTTGATGAATTCTTTTAGGATTTGCTTTTGTTCAATGGAAATAGAATCGTATTTCTCGTTGAATTTCTCTAAAAGAATTTTATATGTGAGAATTCTTAAATCTTTATCGTATGCTTGGAATTCTTCTATTACGTTTTCTCTTGAATCCTGTGATTTGATTTCCTGCTTGGTTAAAAATTCTAATAGGGTGATTTTGCAATCAACCATTTGAGAAGGAGCAACGTAAGAAGTACCATTTGCACCTTCAATCAACATATACAAAGAAGCTAGTTCTTTATAGTTTTTGATTTTGATGTTAAAAAATGTATCTAAATCGTAGTGTGATTTAATTTCTTTGATTAGATTGTATTTCTGTCTCTTTAAGATACTTTTATTTAAATTAACAGAAGATTCTAAAATAGTGCTAACGACAGTATTTGCTCTGCTTTCGTTTAATACTTTAGATTTTAAAATAGATTCGTATAGTTTATACTCTCGACCTAGTTCACTTTTGACAAAATACTTTTTCATAATGTCAATAGCGGGTGAATCTACTCCTTTTAAGGTATCTATAGTTACCTGTCTAACAAGTAACTCAAATAATATACCCGTGTTTTTGTATTTGCTATGTTTGATTTTCATCAAAGAAATATATTTGTTTATAAATATTAAAGAAATCTTATCCCCTCAACTGATTTTCATCTAGTAACGAAGTATCGTCTTTGTCTTGCTCAAATATTAGTTTTTTCTTGTCCATTTTAGAAAAAATGTCTTTATTTTTCAAGAAAGCAACTTGAGCATTTTCAAGAGCCATACCACTTTTGTTGGTATCTGTACGGCTATCTAGTGAATCATTTTTATCAGTATCTTTCATTCTCTTAACACCCAAACGATCTTTACCAAAATTGCTATCTTGTTTTCCAATGTTGGAGATTGAATCTTTTGGTCTACCTAATGTTTCATCCTCATCATATCCATGGGGAACGTTTTTAGGATCAGAATCGTTTCTACCTTTACCATATAATGAAGCTAGATCGTGTGGTGTACCATAAGATTTACCACTTTCAACTGGGTCATTACCTTCGTTTTCAATTTGAGTAACTCGGAATGCTCGTTTAGCATCTTCTCTAATTAGATCTCTATATTCATCATACTGGTCTTCAGATAAGTGAAATATATTGTCATAAATCCAATCTGTAGGTAACAGTTTCTGGTCTAGTAACGATTGGGCTAGTTCAGCTTTAGACTTCATTAACTCAATTTTCTCTTGTTCAAATATGATAGAAGGAGTTTGCATAGACAATTCAAAGTTTGTCAACGCCTCATCTCTATACCCTTGAGAATATAAGTGTACTAGAGCAATTTTGTTAAGTTCTGATACTAGGATACGTTGGATACGATCAATTGTACGAGCAAATCTAATATCTTCGGCTGCTAGTGTTGCTTTACCTTCTATATTTTCGTCATACCCTAAAAATGCTTTAGGTACTTTAAGGGCAGCAAATAGTTTATTTCTTAAATATTCAACATCTTGAATACCATCGTAATCTAAACCTTTAGTGGTTTCAATTTTAGTTGTTGTATCATTTCCACGAATCGGGATATAAAAATCCTCCATCATGTTTTGCATGTTATATTTCAAATTGTAGTCTCCAGTTTGCTTATCAACATATGGAGTACGTTTCATATTTGAAATAGTTTTCTGCATAAACGCATCTACTTCATTTGGAGGAATAGAACCTACGTTTACATAGAATATACGTTTTTCGGGAGCGCGAGCGATTCTATGGATCAACATCGCATCTTCCATCAAGGTGTATTGCTTAAATAGTTTACGAGCGGGTTCAATATATGAACGACCATATGGAAGATAATTAGTATCTCCAATTAGTCTAAAGTGAGCCATCTCATAGTTATCAAATGTTACACCACCTGTTTGGTCTGTGCCTTGTCCTGTAACAGCATATAGTCCAGAATTAGCATTTACTAGTCCGTCAGGTGAATATCTAAATTTAACCTCAGATGGATTGTTGCGATTAAATCCTTCTAATCTTTCAATGTGGAATGCAGTGTATGGGATTACATTGTACACACCATATTTTTCGGCTATTTCTAGCTTAAGGAAAAAGTCACCATACTTGGACATTTGTCTAACCCAAGCCCACAAGTTAAATTCGATGTTTAAAACATCATAGAATAAGTTGTATAGAATTTTTTGTATATTTTCGTTAGAAGAGCGAATAGATAATACTTCGCCCATATCGTTTTTCAAAGTACATTCATCAGCTATAATATCCAAAGCAGAAGCAATAATAGCATCTTGATCCATTACATCATATTCTGAATATAATTGGGGTCTTAAGTACTTGTAGTTAAAGTTGAATTGAGAACCGTACAGTGAGCTAGGGTTAGTAGAATAGATTCTATTATACCTGTCCATAAGGGAATTTGTTTGAATTTCCCCATTGGTTTGGATTTGATTAGTATCCATTACACTAATTTGATTACCTCCAACATTTCGGATGATTACATCTGTTGAAAATAATCGTTGTAGTCTACTAAATAAGCCTGTGTTTGCCATATTGTTAATTATTGTTATAAATATTGTTAAAGTAGCCAGCTTATATCTTCTTTCCCACCATATGGATTTTCAATTTGGTAAGGATTATCATCTTTGCTAGCGTAATACGCCCCTTGATATGAAGTTCTATTAACTGATATATTATTTAATGCACTGCGTGTTAAATCTAATCCCCTTTGTCTGTATTTCAAAGCTGTATCTCGAATATACATTGCTATTCCAAAAGCCATTACCAAGTCATCGTTATAACCTTGCTGTGCTTCTGCTCTGCCATTTTTCCAGATAAATACTTTCATTTCCTCTATCAATCTTTTTGATTGGATAGTTACAGATTTTTCGGAAATATATTCTTGAAACTTACCTACCACCATAGGGCGGGTACGAGCCGACATTGTAAATCCTGCTACTGCTTTTGAGGTATCCATATATTTGTCAAAATACGAATCAGCATTTGCCTCGGCACGGGGAGAATAATAAAGATTGGAATAATTTCTATCTATTGCTACTTGTATAGTTGCCCACCCAATGTTAGCGTTTTCTATCACTAGTAATG